ACAGCATTGATTCTAGCAATAAATGGTTGATTGGGCCCGGCGGCATACCAGGATCTACTGCAACAGCTGTTGCATGGTCTGACAGACAATTATTAAATAGTTCGGGAGCTACAATAGTTAATTGGGAAATGGGTGTATTTACAGGTACTGCAACATCGGCGTCATTTGCAGCAACAGCTTCATTTATCAATCCACTTAACCAATCTTTGGTTATTACAGGCTCACTTCGAGGGCAAGTGTCTGCACTTTCAATTTCATCTAATACTGCGTCTGTTAATATGGTTACCAACAATTTTTTTACATTGACATTGCCCAACGGCGCTTCAACAAATATCAATCCAACAAATATAAACCCAGGACAAACAGTTAATATATTAGTAACCCAAGGTTCAGCAGGTACTGGAACTGTAACATTTCCTTCACTTGTAAAACAAGCAAGCGGATCTTTATATACCGGATCTGCTGTTGCAAATGCAGTTGATATAGTGACGATGATTGCATTTGATGCAACTAATGTGTATGTAAGTTCTATACGAAATATGATATAAGTTATGTTTACACCATTTGCATTTATTCGGCCGTTTGCCCCTGGAATTTTAATACCAGCAATTCCGGACTATATGTATATGGGGGGCTCTTTTACAACATATAAACAACCTGTATATACTAGAATATTACGTACAAACTTATCTGGTTCGGTAGATACGACATTTAATATGGGCACCGCAGGTGCTAATAATTCTATTCTATGCATGGTCACTCAGTCCGATGGCAAAATAATAATAGGCGGCAATTTCACGGCATACTCAGGATCATCGTCACCATATATTGCAAGAATTAATTTAAATGGCACTCTTGATACTACGTTTAATGTTGGCGTTGGATTTAACAACACAGTGCAAGATTTAAAACTCCAATCAGATGGAAAAGTAATTGTTACAGGTGCATTTACAACATACAGTGGTTCTACAAGAAATCGTATTGCTAGACTCAACACAGACGGAACATATGACACAACATACAACATTGGAACTGGCCTAAACCAAAACGGATTTGCTGTTGCTATACAAAGTGACAATAAAGCTGTTGTAGTTGGAAACAGCATGACTACATACTCAGGTTCAGCTATTGGAACTGGATCATTAAGAATAAACACCAACGGCACTCTAGACACGACATTTAATAACGGAACTGGATTTACTGCAACAACCCTGGTCGGTTATGCAGTTGATATTCAATCAGATGGTAAAATAGTTATAGGTCATGGTGCAACACAATATAGTGGATCAACAGTAACTCGTTTAATGCGACTAAACACAAACGGTACCGTAGATAGTTCTTTTAATCCAGGTACTATTAATAACTCGGTATATGCTGTAAAAATACAACCTGATCAAAAAGTATTAATTGCTGGTGCATTTACCTCTGTCAGTGGCAGCACTCAAACTAGTATAGCTCGAATATTATCTAACGGCAATCGAGATGCATCTTATAATGTAGGAGCTGGAATCAACAGTGCTACAATTAATGCAATAAACGGATTCTCCTTAGATTCTACAGGAAATATATACATTGGAAACAGTTTTACAACATATAGCGGATCAACAGTTAATCGATTTGTAAAAACATCACCGAGTGGCACCATAGATTTGACATTCAATACGGGTAGTGTTGCATTCAACGGTCAATCAACGAGAGGATTTAACGCCGGCGTTTGGACTACCTTAGTATCTGGAAGTAGCTTATATCTAGGTGGCATTTTTACTTTATACAATGCTCCACCATATAACAGAATTATAAAACTAGATAATACCGGATCAATTGATACAACTTTTAACATGGGAGCTGGTTTTGGTAACACGATATATTCCATGGTTACTCAATCTGATGGAAAACTTATTGTAGGCGGTGATTTTGCAACATATAGCGGATCCAGTGTTACCAGATTTGCGCGACTTAACATAAATGGCACATTGGATTCAACATTCAATGTTGGAGCAGGACCTAACTCAGGAGTATATGATATGGTAATTCAATCTGATGGTAAAATAGTTGCAATTGGAGGATTTACGACATATAGCGGTTCAAGTAGTTCCGGAATAGTACGAGTGAATACTAATGGCACTCGTGACACAACGTTTAACGTCGGCACTGGATTTACAGGCACACCATATTCTATTGCAATGCAATCTGATGGAAAATTTATTGTAGTCGGAGCCATGACAAACTATAGCGGATCCGGTATAACTAGGATACTTCGTATAAATACTGATGGTACGAGAGATTTATCATACAATTCAGGAACTGGATTATCAAATACAACATATGTTATAACCATTCAGCCTGATAATAAAACAATCGTTGGCGGTGACTTTGTTCAATATTCTGGATCTTCTGCAGTTAGACTTGCAAGAATTAGTACTGATGGTACGAGAGATTCGACATTTAGTCCCGGCGGAACTTTAAATGGTACCGTAGCCGCTATAAAATTATTTAATGATGGCACAATGATAGCCGGCGGATCTTTTACTTCATATTCTGGTTCTACATCTAACCGATTAGTTAAAATAAACTCCAACGGCTCCAGAGATGCTTCATTTGCAGTAGGTACCGGACCATCTGGTTGGACAATCTTATCGCCTCGAGCTATTAGTTTGGACATAAATAATAACATATATGCTGGTAATAATTTTACATCATATAATGGAACGTATGTAGGATATACGGCGAAAATTAATCAGTCAGGAACACGACTTACGGAATTTAATACTGGTACACAAACATTTAACGGAACGGGTTTAGGTTTTGATACCCTTCCATATAGTTTATTAAACATAATAACATAGGAAAATTTATGAAATTAACATTGAAACAATTTTTATTTGGTAAACGCATAACAGCTGTTGATTTAATCGATGGTTATGATTTAATTATTAACGTGTATGTAGATGGCGGATGTTATGGACTAAACATTGATCTAAGCAACGTACCTGGCGGCACGCCTTTGACAATGCGAGAAGATTTTAGCATCAATGAAAATACACTTTCGATAGATAATATTTCAATTGATATGTCTAAAACAGAAATGCTTGGATAATTTAATTATTTTCATTATAATATCAAGAAAAGGTTATTATGACTCGAAAATTAGATAAAGAACATGTAGATGAAATCACGCAGCTGCGAGATGCATTTGCAAAAAATTCACAAACACTTGGCAATATATATCTTGAAGAATATGCACTAAAACAACGATTTGATTTGTTAGAGGCAGAACGTGCAAAATACATTCAATCATTTAATGACCTTCAAAAACAAGAACAAGAACTCCTACAAAAAATGCGAGAACGCTATGGGGATGGAGAAATAAATATTGCTCAAGGAACATTTACTCCAACTGTCTAATGTTTGGCAGATGATGTTTATATTTATAAGAAAAATCATAGGAGTTTAAATGGCAGAAAGAATAGTTTCTCCGGGCGTATTTACGAAAGAAGTAGATCAATCGTTTTTAGCAGGGGCAGTTGCACAAATTGGAGCAGCGGTTGTAGGACCAACCATAAAAGGTCCAGCATTAATTCCAACGCAGATTACATCATACGGTGAATTTGTTAATACGTTTGGCGGATATACAGATGATTCATACGTACCATATGTAGTACAAGATTATTTGCGTAATGGAAATGTAATTACAGTAACGCGTTTGCTGTATGAAGATGGATATAAATTAACTAATGGTGCGTTAGCAATCATTGCAAAATCTGCTTCAATTCAAATCGTATCACACGTGTTGCATCCAACTCAGCCAGTAACAACCAACGGCGCAACTAATGTATTTCAAACATCTATATTAGCAAATGGAGTTAGTGGTTCATTTGCATTGACAATTTCAGGTTCATATTCGGCGCCTGCAAACAATGCAATTGGATTTTCTGGAGCATTTTTAGTAGGACAAAATGCTGCGGTATCTTGTTCTATTTTAGAAACTCAAAATAATTATGTTGGCAAAGTATTCGGCGCATCACCTAAATCAGTAGATTATCCTGTATACGTTCAATACACTAATCCAAACATTGCAACAACATTTAATAATATGGGCAATGTTACAGTTGAATTAGCAATTCTTTCTAATTATGAATTTTTGCAAGATTACAATGTAGCATCGACACCATGGATTACTTCGCAACGAATTGGTAGTACCGTAAAGAATTTGTTTAAATTTCATACATTATCACACGGCACAGCTGTTAATCACGAAGTTAAAATAGGTATTAGAGATGTACGTATTTCATCAGAAGTTTCAGATCCAAACGGATATGGTACATTTACAGTTGAAGTTCGTCGAGTAAATACTTTAAATATTGCTAATACGCCATATGCAAATCAAACAACAGATACTGATGCGAATCCAGACATTGTAGAAACATTCTTAGATGTAAATTTAGATCCATCTTCTCCTAAATACATTGGTTTAGTTATTGGAGATCGTTATCAAACCGTTAATAATTCAAATGAAATTGTTATTTCGGGAGATTATCCAAATAAATCTAAATACATTCGAGTAGAAGTCGACGGAGGCGTTGCAAAGAAAACTAATGATAAAACATTGGTACCATTTGGTTTCCGTGCACCTAATGCAGTAATGCCATTTGCATCTGGTTCATTAAATTTAGCTGCAGCAACTTACAAAACATCGCAAGTTATTAATTCAACATACAATAGATTAAATTATTTTGGATTTGATTATACTTCTGCAGCTAACTTGAATTATTTAGCACCAATTCCAACATCTGGATCAAATACTGGTAGCAATTCTGATTTTTATTTAGGTGATGTAAATCAAGATTCGCAAGCAGCATTTCCTAGTTTAACTGCACCATATACAGCTTCGTTGCAAGGTGCATTAACAGGATCAACATTTACAACCAATGTAGCAATTGATACTCGTAAATTCATGGTGCCATTTCAAGGTGGATTTGATGGAGCTCGTCCAAACTTACCTAAGTATTCCGGAGAATATATTGCTGCATCTAATACATTTGGATTTGATTGTTCAACGTCTACCAGTACTGGTACTGTTGCATACAATAAAGCATTTACGTTGCTAGGTAATACGGATTACTATGATATGAACTTGCTTGTTACACCAGGTATCATTGATAGTTTACATCCATCCGTCACATCATTAGCAAGAAATTTAGCACAGAATCGTCAAGATACATTTTATGTAATGGATTCAAATGCAATTGCTGACACTATTGCATCAGTTGTTAGTCAAGTTACTACGATTGACAACAATTATACAGCAACATATTGGCCGTGGCTTAGAATTACCAATCCTGATAAAAATATTCCAGTATGGGTACCGCCATCAGTAATGATTCCTGGAGTGTTAGCATTTAATGATGTAAATGGTGCACCCTGGTATGCACCTGCAGGATTGAATCGAGGAGCAATGGATACGGTTTCTGAGACATATAAAAAATTAGATCAATCACAACGAGATACATTGTATCAAGCTCGTGTTAATCCTATTGCGAACTTTGTTAATGATGGCGTAGTTGTATTTGGGCAAAAGACATTACAAGCTCGTCCAAGTGCATTAGACCGAGTAAATGTACGGCGATTATTAATCGAAGTCAAAAAGTTTATTGCGTCATCGACTCGTTACTTAGTATTCGAACAAAATACAACTGCTACAAGAAACAGATTCTTGGGTATTGTCAATCCATACATGGAACAAGTGCGTGCGCAACAAGGATTATTTGCTTTCCGAGTAATTATGGATCAATCAAATAATACACCAGATATTATTGATCAAAATATTCTTTACGGACAAATTTTCTTGCAACCGACTCGTACCGCAGAATTTATTGTATTAGATTTCAACATACAACCAACAGGTGCAAGTTTCCCGGCTTAAGTAATAGCTTTTTAAAATTTAAAAAAGGTAGGATGTAACGTTCTACCTTTTTTACTGTGCTGATATTTATTATAAAAATAGGATAACAAAATGGCATTACGTGATAGTCTTAATCCAGCACTTGACGCAGCTACTGAAAATGAATTATTTGGACAAGCATTTTCGTGGGAGCCAAAAAGGCAACATCAGTTCATCATGGAAGTTAATGGAATTCCATCATATTTGATTAAAACTTCTGCAAAACCTACAATTGCAAATGGAGAAGTTGCTTTAGATCATATTAACATTAAACGATATGTAAAAGGTAAGTCAGAATGGAATACAATTGAAGTTACGTTATATGATGCAATTGTTCCATCTGGTGCACAAGCAGTAATGGAATGGGTTCGTTTGCATCATGAATCTGCAACAGGTCGAGATGGATATTCATCATTTTATAAAAAAGAAATACGTTTACATCAACTTTCGCCATTAGGTGAAGTTATTGAAGAATGGATCTTGAAAGGTGCATTTATTACAGATGCAAGTTTTGGTACATTTGATTGGGGCCAAGATACAGTACAAGAAATTAGCATGACATTGCGTTATGATTGGGCATTCTTAAACTTCTAATAATATTAATAATGATATGGGAGCTACGGCTCCCATTTTCATGTTCGTATATATTTATAATAAAGGTTATATAAGGATTATATGAGTAAACACACAACTAAGTTAGACGATCAAAACATTATTACTATTGCAAAACAACGTTACGAGACACAGCAACGAAATAAGCTGCCATCTATAGTTGTAAATTTAGCTTCTGGCGGAGAAATATATCCAAAAACACATCCATTACGGTCTGGAAAAATTGAAATGCGGTATATGACTGCGTATGATGAAGACATTTTAACTAATGCATCATATATTCGAGAAGGAATTGTTTTTGAAAAATTGTTAGAATCTATCATCGTAACGGATATTGACATACATGAAATAGCAAGCGTAGACCGCGATGGATTGATTATATATGCACGTATCTTATCATATGGGGCAGAATATCCAGTAGTTGTTACTGATCCAACTACAAACAAACAAACCAAACAAGTTGTAGATTTAACTAAACTTCAACCAAAGCCATTCAATTTGATTGCAGATGATCAAGGAGAATTTTTATATACAACTAAATCAGGTATAGAAATTAAATTTACATATCTTCGCAAGTTTACAGATGTAAGCAGTGTAACGGATTTATTAAAACGAATCATAACGCAAATCAATAATACTAGAGCTCAATCTGATATTGAACATTTTCTTCGTTATGAATTTTTAGCAATAGAATCAAAAGCATTTCGAGAATTTGTGTTACAAAACGCTCCAGGAATTGATTATACATATGAATTTGAAGGTGAAGATGGAGGCACCTTTACGGCCGGGTTTCAGCCTGCAGCAGACCTTTTTTGGTTTTAAACCAGAAGACCGAATTATTCTGCATGAGAGTATATTCAATTTAATTTGGCACGGCGAAGGCCGGTGGGACTGGGATACTATATATAATATGCCTATTTTTCTTCGAAGATTTTATGTGACACGAATCAATACAATATTGGAAGATCGCTTAGCTGCACAAAAGCAACGCATGGAACAAAATAAAAACAAAAGAAAAGTGATACCAAATTCTCCTCGGTAAATATTTATTATAAAAATCATGAATCAACGAGACTTGCATATCATTCGAAGACTTAAGCAGCAACCTAGATTAGGTATGCCTGCAACAGATCCAAATAATGCACTTAAAGGTTTTAATGACATTTTAAACACCATAGGCACGCAATCGGCAATAACCACGCGTGGATTACAAGCTGTTATAGGCGGAATGCAAGCCATGGTAGAGCAAGTGCGGGCTGCGACAGCTGATTTGTTAATGTTTGAAGACCGAAACAAAGACTTAGCTGATACGTTGGGCATGACTATTAATAATGCTACTCGATTGGGGGGAGTATTAGATGCACAAGCTAAATCATTTGGCGTTGGCGGGGCTAAATTACGAAGCTATGCAAAAAATTTGCAAGGTTTGATTGGCAATTTTGCAACCATGAATAGATTGATTGAAACCGATTATGGTAAGAAATTATTTAATACTCAAAAAATTATTCAAAGCACATTAAAATTAAGTGGCGATCAAGCAAATAAATATACACAATATGTAGCAGGAATAGGAAAAGATCTAGAAGAACAATTAGCGTTACAATTTCAAATTGGTAAAGCTCTAGATGATGCTACTGGTACTACGGGTAATTTTCGAGAGATTGTAGCAGAGATTGCGGGCTTAACTGAAGATCTGCAAATGCAATATGGACGCATCCCAGGCCGTTTAGAATTAGGTGTTGCTAAAGCTAAAGCCCTAGGTATGGAGATGGCAGATCTAAATAGAGCAGGAACTGACTTATTAGATATTGAAACTAGTATTGGAGAAGAACTAGAATATCAATTAATATCTGGACGAAGATTAACCGATCAATCTGGTAAAAGCTTAACTAATGCATATCGAGAAGCAACATTGCAAGGCGATGCATCTAAGCAAGCAGACATAATGAATCAACTTTTAGAACAAGAAGGGGATACATTAAAAAACAATTTATTTGCTCGACAACAGATGAGTACTTTGTTAGGTACGGATGAAGCTACATTAGCTCGGGCATTGCAAAAAAAATCAATATTGGAAAGTTTACCTGGCGGCGATGCATTATTTGATCAAACTGGTGAAGAATTGATGCAAGCTGCAAAAGCAATGGGTGCAACGGAAGAGCAATTGCAAGAATTGGAAGCTGCAGAAGATCGCCGTACGACTGATGAAAAAATTTCAGATTTATTTGATGTTATGACCACCACTGGAATTACAGCAATAGTAAAAAATCCTGCAGATTTACAAGCCGCGTTAGCTGCAGGTGTATCAGGTGCCGCAGAAGGTGCTACATCATTAGTATCCCCATTAGCAACAAAAGAAAATGTTGACGTAGCTGGAGCAGCTGTTTCTATAAAAACTGGCGCTGATATGTTTGTTACAGCAGTTGAAACTTTTAGAGATGTCTTGCTCGGTAAAGGTACATTTGCACAATTTGTACCGGAACAAGCCGTAGATGGAAAACCAGCAAAGTTTGCCGAAGGGGGAGTCGTACCAGGCGGATATCCAAATGATACATATCCGGCATTATTAACATCAGGGGAAACTGTCACACCTGCCGGAGGCTTCGATCAATTTGCAGCTTTAATCGTTGCAGCAATTAATCGACAAACACAAGCGTTAGTAAACAATAAATTTGGTGGTGGTATTAATGCACCATATTATGGATAAGGATTAATATGAGTAACCCAACAATTTCAACACCATCGCAATTTACGCAACCATTTAATATTTTACCGGATATTATTTATACTAAATATAATCCAACCATTAGCAATACGCAGTTTAATAATAATTTTGATTTACCTGATTTAGAACAACAAACAAATCCAACTGCAAATATATCAACACAATTTAGTTCACAAAACATAGCATCAGCTGGATATTCCGGAAATCCAACTACGCAAACTATACAGTTTCGATCTCAAAATACACAACAAGCTTCATGGGCAGCCCCATCTGAATATACGCATACCAATGTTACTATAAAATCTACATTCAACAACATCTACGGATTTGCAAGTTTAGCAGCAGGATCATTGACAGGAATTCCACAAATCGGACAAATCGGCCAATCACTATCAGAAGGATTTGAAAATACATTGTCAGGAACATATACAACGTTACCATTAAATAAACTAACTAATAGATTGTTTCCTGGTGCACAAATTGGAAATATTAATATTAATACGCCAGTATTATATCCAGATTTTAGATCTAGACTAAACATTTCGCAAGAGTCTGCAAATAGTATACCGCAACAAGTCTTAGCATACATAACAAGTCGCAGAATAGATGGTGTTAGTGCAGCAACGCGCGGATCAATATATGCAGGAATTTATGCAGCTGCAGCAGTTACTCCAATTGGCGCATATAGCATATTCAATTTAGATGGTGCAGGAAAAACTGGATATGGATGGGGAGAACATGATAATCCAAATGCAATACGCAAAGATTTTACTATGCGAAGTCATGCTGCAAAACAATGGGTTCCTGCAGAAACTTCTGGTATTGCTGAAGCAATTGGAACAAGCCCAAGTGACGTCACGTATGCAGCTGCCATTCGCGGAAAATTTCGCATAACTAGACTTCCAAATGAAATGGCTTCTCCATTTCGGGGTGATAAAGTTAATGTTATTGATTTTAGCAAACGTACATTAAATCAAGCATATCAATGGAAACCTAGTATCATTGAAACAAGTGCAGAATCGAACCCATTACTTACCGAATTATTGAATAATGCAGGCCTAACGCAAGATTTTATAAAATTTTATTTTACGGGACCAAAATTGCAAGCTGGTAATACTACCGATAAAGATGATATCATAGTATTTCGTGCAATATTAACTTCATTAAGTGATTCATTTTCGCCACAATGGAATTCGATATCGATTATCGGTCGTGCTGATCCGAATTATATATACAGTCAAGTAACTCGAGATTTAAGTGTGAATTTTGATATTTATGCAACAGACCGAGATGAAATGCAATCAATATATAGAAAATTAAATGCATTAGCAGGTTATACGGCGCCAACATATAATAGCGATTCTATTTCAATGGAAGCGCCATGGATGCGAATTACAATTGGCGATTTATTTGTACAAACACCTGTGGTTCTAAATCAACTTAGTTTTGACTATGATGTAACAGGAGCTCCATGGGAAATTAATATTGAACAAGATCCTAACATGATGCAAGTTCCATTTAAAATTGGCGTATCCTGCGGATTCCATATAATTTCCGATTTCTTACCACAAAAAGGTGGAAGATTCTATACATTGGCAAAACGATTTGCACAAGACGGCACGCCGGTTGCTGGCAATGATAATTGGTTGAGCGATTCCAAAGGCAATTTGTCATTAGAAGAAGTTCGAAGAAAATTCAAACGTCCGAAAGGTGGCAAAGTGGTTGGCAGTTCAACGTTTGGTAATGCAACAACTGAAACAATTAATCAAGCAAAAAAATTAAAATTACAATAATCATGGGAAGATATTCAACCGCGCGAGTTCAATTAGATAACAATGAAACAAGAAAACTATCTACAATTATAGTACCAGCAGTGCCATTATCGGTTGAAGATGTATATATACAAACAACTAGTGTCGAACGATTAGATAAACTAGCTAATATCTTTTATCAAGATGCATCATTATGGTGGATCATAGCAGCAGCAAACGGATTAGGTAAAGGATCATATATGGTTCCGACTAATACTCGATTACGTATACCTGCATCATCAAATATACAACAAGTTATCAACATTACAAATACCGAACGATGAGTAATATATTTTATACCGAAGTTGACAAAAATTTACAAATAGAATTAGATGCTCGAGGCCGCACTGGTTTTTTTAATAGAACAACAAATGCATTGAATTTTATGCTTGGTAAAATGGCCAATGTTCAACTTACAGCATATGAAGGCAATGACAGTAAAAGTCCGTTAGCACGACAATATGCAATATTGGGTGGAGGGAGTGTACAAGCTGGACGATTTATGCCAAATGGCCCTGATGGATTTTTAACGGACAAACAATATCAACAAGATTCGATAAATTTTTATACCGAACAAGATGTTACTGCACAACCCGAAAACAAAGATATTATTATAGGCAATGCATATACTGATTCTGCGTTATTAACTGATAGAACTAAGCGAATAGGTCCGCATGTAGTCGATGTATCTGTAGAAATTGGTGATCATTCAATGGGCTTATTAAATAAAGCATCAATACAGTTAATGATTCCGAATCCTGCAAGAGATTTAGATGGAATGGAAGAAACATGGTTAAGACCTGGTCGATATGTAAAAATTGAAATTGTACATCCAGACTCTGCTATAGTATCTCGAATTCAAACAGCTGGTTTATTATCTGAAAAAGCTTTACCGAATCGAGAAAGAATCAAAGAATTATATCCCAACTGGGATGTTGATGAATTCATAGAAAATATTGCTCAAATGAATGTATTTACATTTGAAGGTTTAATAACATCATTTGATTTATCATATACGACTGATGCAACGATTGAAGTATCACTATCATTAACAGGTACGAGTAATGTATATACTGATGTATCAATGTATTTAACTACACCTAAAACTGCACAAGAAAATCCAAAAAAAGATCCTAAAATAATAACAAATCCAGTTTTAGGTCCTACTATTAAAACAGAAATTATAACA